ATTGGACAGAGATGATAGGATCATGGAAAAATTTGGTACAGAGTTTAAACAAATGACGGTAACTAACGGTGAAAAATTAAAGTTAATATACGATAATTGGCAGGATGTCCACCCTAATTTACAAGGTTATGGGCAGATAGTAGACGTTTTGGTAAAATATTTTTAAAAATATCACTTGCGGAATAAATAATAGTAGCGTATTATGTTATATATGACTAATACGTTTAGGCATATTTTAAGACCAACTTAAGGAGAAGTAAACATGGCAACATCATTAGCAGAAATCCGTGCAAAATTACAAGCACAAGAAACACGCAGTTCAGGCAGTTCACAACCAGGCGACAACGCCATCTACGCACACTGGAATATCGCAGAAGGGCAAAATGCTCGTATTCGTTTCCTTCCAGATGCAGACACAAAAAACACTTTCTTTTGGGTAGAACGAGCAATGATCAATTTACCATTTGCTGGCGTTAAAGGCCAAGCAGACAGTAAACCAGTCACAGTTCAAGTACCTTGCGTTGAGATGTGGGGCGAAGCATGTCCAATCTTAGCAGAAGTTAGAACTTGGTTCAAAGACCAAAGTCTAGAAGAAATGGGTCGTAAGTATTGGAAGAAAAGATCATACTTGTTCCAAGGCTTTGTGCGTGAGAATCCATTAAAAGATGACAACACACCTGCAAACCCAATTCGCAGATTTATCATCAGCCCACAGATTTTTAATCTAGTGAAAGCTGCACTGTTAGATCCAGAACTAGAAAACTTACCAACAGACTATCAAGGTGGTTTAGACTTCACAGTTACTAAAACATCAAAAGGTGGTTATGCTGATTACTCAACTAGTAAATGGTCACGCAAAGAATCTGCATTAACAGCAGAAGAAGCGGCGGCTATTGACGCTCATGGCTTATACAACTTGAAAGATTTCTTACCTAAGAAACCAAGCGAAGTTGAATTGAAAGTCATGAAAGAAATGTTTGAAGCATCAGTAGATGGTCAAGCATATGACGCAGATCGTTGGGGTAACTATTACAAACCAAGAGGTGTAGCAGTAGCGGCCAGTGAGTCAGCACCAACAGCGCCAGCAGCTGCACCAGCAGTAGCTGATGAAGAGTTTGACACACCAGCGGCAGTGGCAGCACCTGCTCCAGTAGCAGAAGCGGCTCCTACAGCACCAGTAGCAACACCTCCAGCAGGTGGCACTCAACGTGCTGAAGACATCCTAGCGATGATCCGTAATAGACAAAAAACACAATAATAAGTGTATGATAACGGGTAGGGCACAAGCTCTACCCATTATTTCAACGAGGACAAAATTATGGCAAAACCATTCGATATATCAAAATTTAGAAAGTCGATCACCAAAAGCATTGATGGTTTAGGTATCGGCTTTAACGATCCAACAGATTGGATCTCAACAGGCAACTACACACTTAACTATCTTATCAGCGGTGACTTCCACCGAGGTATTCCACTAGGTAAGGTAACAGTATTTGCAGGCGAGTCTGGCGCAGGTAAAAGTTTTATCTGTTCAGGCAATCTTATCCGTAACGCACAAGCACAAGGCATTTATGTTATCTTGATCGATACAGAAAACGCACTTGATGAAAAGTGGTTACATGACCTGGGCGTAGATACGTCAGAAGATAAACTATTGAAACTTAACGTAGCAATGATCGATGACGTGGCTAAAACTATCCATGAGTTTATGAAAGAATATAAGACATTACCTAAAGAAGAATGTCCAAAAGTCCTATTTGTCATCGACAGTTTAGGTATGATGTTAACTCCAACAGATGTAAACCAGTTTGAAGCAGGTGATTTAAAAGGTGACATGGGCCGTAAACCTAAAGCATTGACAGCACTGGTCCGTAATTGCGTAAATATGTTTGGTAGTCATAACGTTGGGTTAGTGGCTACTAATCACACTTATGCATCACAGGACATGTTTGATCCAGATGATAAGATTTCAGGTGGACAAGGTTTTATCTATGCATCAAGTATCGTAGTTGCTATGCGTAAACTTAAACTCAAAGAAGACGAAGATGGTAACAAGATTTCAGAAGTCAAAGGTATACGTGCTGCATGTAAGATCATGAAGACACGCTATGCTAAACCATTTGAATCAGTGCAGATCAAGATTCCATATGAAACAGGTATGAATCCATACAGTGGGTTAACTGACATGATGGAAGGCAAAGGCCTGTTAAGTAAAGATGGTAATCGTCTTGCTTATAAATCAGCTGATGGCAAAGAAATCAAACAGTTCCGTAAAGCATGGGAATCTAATGAAGAAGGTTGTTTAGACATCGTTATGAAAGATATTTCATCAAACTCTAAACTATTAGAAACTACTACAGCAGTAGCAGTCGACACAGAAGAGGAGACAGCAGAATGAGCTTAGAAGTTGACATCGCAAGTGAAATTTGGTTGACTACCAAAGAGTATATTGCTCCTAAAGATCGCCAAGCGGCAGCTGATCACGTATTGGCTGTTGTTGCAGATCACAACATCGTAGAGCGCGATTTAAAAGCATTTGGTGCAACCGACAGTTATCTTAAACGCAGCCTACAAGAATACCTAGGTGAAGACGAAGTTGAAGAAGTCGACTATGATGAAGATGAGGATGACGACTATTAATGTGGTATAGTAGAGTAGTAGCTAGTTTAGGTGCGATACCTGACTTCATACAACATTATGAAGCAGAACTAGAAGAAGCACGCAAGGAAGTTGCTGTCTATGGCAACATAGAAAAGAACCTTGCTGGCCTGCCCGGTGTAACGGAGCGTCGTTTCAATCAACTACAAGAGATTGAAGCGGTGCTCAATTACCTTAACATCAAGCTACGAAAAATACGCAGAACACATTTCCAAAAATATCTAGAAGGTTATGCTCGAGCATTGACCAGCCGTGATGTAGAAAAATATGTCGACGGTGAAGATGAAGTCATCGACTTTGAAACCATCATCAACGAAGTGGCATTGTTACGAAATAAATGGTTAGGTATCATGAAAGGTCTCGAAAGCAAGAACTTCATGCTAGGACACGTAACCCGTTTAAGAACAGCAGGCATGGAGGACGCATCAATTGGCTAGTCACAGTTTAGGCACATTAGAAATCCTACATCAATTTGATGATTTCTTAGAAAGCATACACACAGTAGCTGATGTTGGCTGTGGCACAGGTGAAGATATCACTTGGTGGGCTACCTTAAAAAACTTTGAAGACCCGCCAAAGCCCTATAACTTTAACTGCTTTGCTGTTGACATTGACGGTAGCAAACTAGCACAAATACCTGATCTAAAGAATATCAACAAAGTCAACAGAGATTTCAGTGAAGAATACCTATTTCCAGTCAGTATTGATTTCATGTGGGCACACGACAGTTTACAATACAGCACCAATCCATTGTTGACATTACGTCGATGGAATGAAGCCATGACAGTAAATGGTATGATGATTCTCAGCGTGCCGCAACACAGTGGGGTAGAATTTAACAAATACTACAGCAGGACCTATAGTAATTGTTACTACCACTATACCCCGACTATGTTACTCTATATGCTGGCTGTTAACGGATTTGATTGCCGTGATGCTTACCTACTTAAAAAATTCCAAGATCCTTGGATCAACATAGCGGTATACAAGACAGACATCGCACCAATGGATCCAGCAAAGACCACGTGGTATGATCTAGTTGAAACGAATTTATTACATCCTAGCATAGTTACCAGTGTTAACAAGCATGGATGTCTACGTCAGGAAGAAGTAGTCATGCCATGGTTAGATCGCGAAAACTATTTCATTGATTATGTCAGTGTTTGGTCAGAACCCTTTCCTGACATGCCACCTGCAGAGAAAGAAGGTGTGTTTAACATATCGATTCCATCTAAAGAAACCACTTTACTGCAAAGAGCCACAGCAGTAAAAACGACACCTTTACTTAAACCGATTGGCGTTATGAGGCCCCCTAAAAAATGATCAACAGCGTGGTAATCTGCACAGGTGGATTTGATCCACTACATTCAGGACATATAGAATATCTCAAAGCTGCCAAGGCCTTGGGCAATATCTTGATAGTTGGTGTTAACAGTGATAGTTGGCTTGAACGCAAAAAAGGCAGAGCATTTATGCCGTTTAAAGAGCGACAAGCTATCATCAGCAACTTGAAATTTGTAGACTATGCTATCGCCTTTGATGACACCGACGACACTGCCTGCGATATCATCGAAGAAACAAAACTAAACTATCCTAACAGCAAGATCATCTTTGCCAATGGCGGCGATAGAACTGCTAAAAACATACCAGAGATGTCAGTAACTGACGTAGACTTTGTGTTTGGTGTGGGTGGCAAAACTAAAAAGAATAGCAGCAGTTGGATACTTGAAGATTACAAAGCACCCAAGACTGACCGCCCTTGGGGATACTATCGTGTCTTG